ATGCGAAAGCCATTTACCTTGCTGACATCCGTTGCCCTGGCACTAAGCCTTGTTTCCTGCGGTAACGGTTCCGCGTCAACGAACGTTGAAAAATCTGAAGATTTGGCAAGCGTGTCGCCTTCACAGCCAGTGATTCCTGGCCAGGGCAACATCAGCACTTCCGGCGTGGATTTCACAACGCTCACGCCAGCCGATCTCAAGCTCACCACGGACATGGACTACGAGTTCCTCTCAAGCAAAGGAGCCAGGGGTACGGTGACGTTCATCGATGCGACGGACCCCAAGGCTGCCGAGGTAGAAGCTTTCCTGAAGAAAGCCGTTGGATACCACCGTGAATACTTGAAGGTTCGGGTCGATAACTCCGAAGGCACCGACGTAGTCTCGATTCCGGAAGTCACCGTTGAAGGAGCAGACGAGCTTGAGTACCCATTCCTCAGCATGAACAGCACACTCAGCGAAGCAATTCCGGTGATGAATTCGGACTACTCCTACACCACCGCTGACGGAATGAAAGAACTCACCGAAGCGGAATACGAACAGCTCACCGAAGAAGGCTATGCGTTAGATGAGAAGCAACGCTTCAACATCAAACCAGGAGGAAAAGGGACTCTCCTCTTCGCCATGGAAATTGACGAAGGTGCTCTGCCTAAAGACATTGCAACCGTCTCAGTACCTGTCCACGGGATCTTCGAAGAAGTGATGGCCAAGAATGGTTTAGTCTCTGAATACAAGGAATGGAAAGCCTTCCAGGAGGCAGGCAAAGAGTGGAAAGCTTACTCAACCGCAGCACCCGAAGGCTAATCTCCAGTTCAAGTTAACTGAAAAAACGCCCGACCATTTTCGTTTCATCACGAAAATGGTCGGGCGGTTTTTTCATGGATTTTATACCGGTAAATATACCGACTCGCAACCAGCTTGCTTACCAGCATCAGGAAACACGCAAGTCACGTGAGGGCCTGCGCTGGTAAGCCGTGCGACTATTCGGCTTCGTGCTTACCGGTGCCCACTTCCTGCAGCTTGTCCGCCACACCGGTCGGTTTCCACAGGCCATAATGCATGGCCACGGCCACCAGGAACGAGCCGAGACCGGTCAAGAGCGCAGTGCCCACGTTGTACACGGTTCCGGCCTGCAGCGCGGCCGCCAACTCGGTGCACAAGCTGATCAGCACCGACAGAGCCGCGAGGAACACGGCCTTGCGGCCCGGGTTGGTCTCGCGCTTGGTCACGAGCCCGACCAGCAGCGGGAAGACCACGGCTGCCAGAAGCGTGAAGATCTGGAATAGCGGGATGTGAAACTCAATCATGGTTAGTCTCCATTGTTGGTGTTGATGTACCGCTGGAATCCGTGAATGGTCCAGCCTTCCGGATCGCCGTCCAGCTTGAGCGGCACACCCTTATTGGTCTTGTTGTAGAAGCCGCGGGCTTTGAGGAAGCGCTGCAGCTCATACCAGAACCAGTAACCGTCGCCGCCATCAACCTTGAGCGGAGTTCCCTTAGGGACCCCGGCGCGGGCATGCTGGGTCACCTTGTAGTAGCCGTTAGCCTGCAGCCACTCCATCGCGTCCTTGATGGTGCGCTGGCGCCACTCGCCATCCCAGCGCTCGTTGTACCGAACGCCGATCTTGACCGCTTCCATCAGGATCTGGAAAGCGCCCACGGTGATCTTGCCGAAATCCTTGTCCAGGATCAGATCTTCATAATCCGTAGGGAAGACCGTGGAGCCGTCAGGCGGGGTCGAGTTCAGCTGCTTCTTCACCGGCTTCGGTTTTGGCTTCGGCTTGGGCTTTGGTTTCGGCTTGGAGGATCCGGCCGGCTTGGTGGCCGGCTTCTGGCCCCGCAATACTGCCTGGGTCTGGGCGCGCATGTTGTCCATGGAGTAGCCGTTGATGTCGATCTTGCGGCCGCGCGGCAACGCATACTCTGAATGACCGCAGACGAACGACGCGTCATCTTCCCCGATGGCGTCCAGGAGAGCCGCGTTCAGCTTCGGGTAGGACTCGCGCTGCTCGTCGGTCCAGTCCGATGGGCCGGCCGCTTCGGCTTCGATACCGAAGAAATGCGTATTGCCGGTGTGGCCCTTCCATGTTCCGTACCCGGCGTGGTTGGCGCGTCCAGCCGCTACGATAACGGCGATGCCGCGACGGTCCAGGTAGACGTTGCACAGCGGACCGGGCAGGCCGGGGCGGCCGTTGGTCACGACTCGCAGGGACGGTCGGGTCTTGGAGTTCTTCGGGCCGGCCGTCCAGTGATCCATCACGCCCTTGGGAGTGAAGCTTGCCGATCCTCGGGTAGACCAGCCCTTCACGTATTCGACCTTGAGTCCGCGTGCTTCGAGCTTCCGAACAAGATTAGTTATGCGAGGCATGGTCAGTTTCCTTCCTCGTCGCCGGCACCAGCAGCGACGGTCTCTGGTTCTTCGTCGGATGCGTGGTCGATCATTCGACCGAAACGCTTGGTGTCCCAGTCGAGCGTCACGTCGTCATCGCTGATATCTGCAGCTGTCACGGCAGTACCGGCAGCTGGATCCTTGATGTCACTCATGAGTGAGGTTTTCCTTTCGGTTATTCGAAAGCCCCGATACCGGTTGGTATCGGGGCATAAAGAAAGCCACCTCGAAGGAGATGGCTTGGAAGGGTTATATGGTGCTCGTGTCCGGATCGTCTTCCGGTCGTTTGGGCGGATCCGGCGGAACGGGCCACGGACCGAGTTCTGCAGCATCCGCCCCGTATTCAATAGCCAGGCGCCGCCAAAGAGAAGCAGCGTCCTGCACTTGAAGACGGAAGTCCCTCTCGAATTGGTGCATGGCTTCGGCGTAGTGGGCACGGGCTACCAAGTTCTTGTTTTGCGTGCGTTCGGTCTTGGTTTTGCCGGATCTCACGCGGCCAATGGCAGCGAATATCTCCCGCAAGGTTGCACCACCGCCGAGAGCAGCGATAAGGGCGAGGATGAACTGTGGCCCGTCCATGGGGCCTCCTACTTACCGGGCTCGTAATCGTATTTTCGAATGGTCGCAAAGCGTCTAGCGAGACTCAAGAGCACGAGAGTCAACGCCAGGATCTGTGGCCATCGATTGCCGGCTGCCGTGAACTGCAGATACATGACCATGCCTAGGTAAAGCATGATCGCAGTCCCGCAGAGATAGATCGCTGGCCGCTCGATGATCCATTTGCCCCCGGGTGTTCCGTAAACCCCTGCCAGTCCGCCCAGCGCAGCGAACAAGCCCCACACGAGCGTGAACGTCGTCCCAGCCGGCGCTTCGATGCTCCGAGGCGGATCCAGAAGGACAACGATGCCCAAAGCCGAAAACACCAGGTATGAAATGGTCTGCAAGGCAGTGATCACACGAGGCTCTTGCAGGCGGAGCCAGAGGACTCCAATCCAAGATTGGCCAGCTCTCATAGCGAGCCTCCTTCAAGACTCGTCACCGCGGCAATCAGCACCGTGTCCGTCACGTTCTCGGTGGACACGGTGCCGTCAATATCGCAACTGATGCCATCTACACAGGCTTGGGTCACTTTGATGCGGTTGCTCATCGTGTCCGGCTTTCCTTCAATCTTGAAAGCAATTTCCAGACGGAATCCCCACATCGCATCGCCACTCAGCGCCCGCTGAATCTTCAGCAGATCGCTGGTGGTCTGCGGACGGGGCGGATCCATGACGGCGGGCGGTGGATCCACTTCTGCCGGCGGCGGATCCGCTTCGGCCGGCGGCGGATCCTCAGTCGAGATGACTGGTTCTACTGGTGTTTCGCTCACGTTCTTTCTCCTTTCCGCAATACGCGGTCACTTGGTGTACTTGATTTCGAGCTTGACTGAAGATCCCTTGGCGTAGCCGTAGTAGGTTAGCCCGGCATTACCGGCGCCTAGACCGATGCCCCGATAGGTGCCGTTCTTGAATCCGTTCCAGTACGACGATGGGATCGACAGGGTCACCGTGCCACCTCGTGGGACTTTCGCCTTCCACGCAGCCTGTGTCATGCTCGGCAGCGTGGTTGGTAGCGAGTTGGCGCCGTGCAGCATGAGCTCTGCCGTTCCTCCGGTGCCGTACCACCAGTGCGGGAAGGTGATCGTGACGCGCATAGAGGTGATCGTCGCGCCCGATAGGGCGGTTGCGATTAGTTCTCCGCGGGAACCGTTGCCAAACACCGCCACCGAGCGCAGCATGCCGGCATAGGGCCCGTCGCCCTGGTACATGCGGTTCTTGCCGTCCGCATAGGTGTATCGGGAACTGCCATCGAAGGAGCGGTATCCGGACGGCGTCCAGGTTTGGACGTAGTTCTCAGTTTCCTTCTCAGGCGGCGCTGGCGGTGCCGGCGCTGTCAGATCCCTGGCCGCGGTGCGGTTGATGCCAGTTTCCGGCGGGGCGAAACCAATATCTTCGACCCACACACGGAAGACGCTACCCGGGTTGAAATTTCCGAAGAGCATCTGGCCGCCCTCGCCGCGGAAAGTGAACAGGTAACGCACTCTACCGGCCGAGCCTAGGTCATAAAATGATCCTCCGATCGGCATGATGATGTCCGCGCTATTGCTATTTCGGACTACGATGCGGTGGATCAACGGGCTGTTCATGGTCGGTCGAGACCCATCACGAGTCTGATAGACGCAGAGCACTCCCGTGACGCCTGGCCGAATGTAGACCGACATCGGGGAGATCTCGATCCTGTATCCGCGACTTGGTAGGTTGTCGTAGGACAGTTCAAGGATCTCGCCCTCGCGGTTAGTCGCGCTGAACTCCCTGGTATCCCTGTACCCTCGAACAACCATGGCTCGTGGAAAGAAATCCAGAAGTCCGCTGCCATAGTCCGTCGAGAACCCTTCCAGGTTCGTGCCGCCCATGATCGGAACTCCAGCCATCGTCGCCTCGCCCTCGATGTTCAAGGACTTGCCAGTGACCCCGCCGTCGGCGTCCAAAGCGGCGAGCGTGTCGCCGGTTGCCGGGTCCGTAACCGCATAGACCGTTCCGCCATTTGCCCGAATCTCAGTGACCGGCTCGCCTCCTTCCGGTCCGTAGGCACGGAATCCGTTGCCGTCCAGCTTGACCCCGATGTCCGGAGCCGTGTGCGACTGGAAAGTGTTGCCGGTGAAGGTGCCGCCTTGGAATTCCTTGCCGACGAACATGTCCGCTTTGACGATGCGTGCTGTCAGGTCTGCGATGAAGCCCTGGTTTGCAGCGAGGTCTTCTACATCGAGCTGCTTGGCTTTTAGCGAGCCGTCGATGATGACTTCTCCACCGAAACGCCGTTTGACCGAAAGCCCAGCAATGCTTACCTGGGCGTTCGTCTCACTTCCCGAGCTGTGGTTGAAGTAGATCGTCGCGATGTAAGCCTGCCGGACTCCCGGCTTAGGAATCATCCGGGCACGCCACTTCGTCCAGGTCGTCGGCACAACTGCCCCTGAAACCGGATACGAGGTGTTGCCGTAGAACAGATCTGAGTCATCGATGCGAGTGCTAGTCATCGCGTGAGCGCCGTTTTGGTCACGGACCTCGATGTATATTCGAGAATTCGGGACGTTCGCTTTCACCCAAACGACAAACTCGTACTCGTCACCAGCCACAACGTCGAAGCGCGAAGCAGTCGAACCCTTGTTTCCCTGCCCCACTGCACTCTTGAACGCGACCGATGCTCCCGGGGGAACATCAACCAGGTCGGGCGTCAGTCCTGCGGCCCAATCAATTGCTTCGTTGTTGTAGCCCAGCCCGGTGGCGATGTAGTTCTGGAAATCTCCAACAGCGAGCATGTTGAAAGTGGCCTTGCGCGACATGACCACGTCTGCCCACAACTTGTTGATCACAGCTTCGGTCATCGTCCCTGTGGTTACATACAAGTTCTTCACATCAACCGTCTGGAATGTTGCAGTTGCAGCAGCGATTTCCAAGGCGTTCAATCGTGCCGTAGCAATGGTTCCGGAAGTGATCTGTCCTGCTTCCAATTCGAGGAAGCGGGCGATCTTGGCAGCGACAGAGTTTGCTTCAACGTGATCTCCGGTGATTGCACCAGTGGCGATCAGTCCTCCGTCTTTGACCCGGTACAAGGACGGCAGGTCCATGCGGACTCCGCCTGGTGCATCCTGGCGAAGATAGATCAGGCAGTAGGCCGCCGTCGCTGGGGCTTTGCCCTTCGCTTCGCGCTTAGTCCAGGACCAAGTCAACGGCTCCGGCGTTGCGGTGGTGGTCGCGATGTACACGCCTGCAGCGGTATACCAGACCAGGCCTACTGCAATCTTCGGCATGATCCCAGAAGGGTAACTGCCTCCGGCTCTCACGTAGAAGCTCGCTTTGAGTTCTTCCCCCGGCTCGACGCTCCAACCGGTAGATCCCATTGGGGCCGAGTATGGCCGCGAACCGATTCGCCACGTGTTGGAAATGGTGGTGATCGTGTCGGGAGCAACCATGTAAAGGTGGTTTCCCTCGGCAACGCCAGCGCCGACTTGGCGCCCGGGGTTTGCGCCGCCGACGGCGTAGCCGCTGATGTGTCCCCACGCTGCTGGATCGCTCGTCGAAAGGTCCCACGGAATCAGGTTCTCGCCCTGTCCAATGACAATTTGGTCAACCAGGATCTTTCGAGCGCGGATCACCTCGGCCCACAGCTTTTCGATCACCGCTTCTGCGACGAAAGCAGTGCCGGCAGTGAGCTTGCCGAGATCCAGATTCGAAATGGCGGAGCTGCTGACCATTCGGACAGCCCACGAAGTGCCTGTCCACTGCCATTCACCGATGACATCGCCAGTTGCGTCCACTTGGCGCCACAAGTCGCCCTTGCTTGTGCCGTTGCCGCTCGGACTCGTGGTGCCGTAGAAGACCGCGTTCTTCGTGCCTGCCATGGTCAGCGCGCTCGTCGCGGTGTCCTGGGCAGAGCCTGCAGCGTTGAGCGCTTCCTGGGCTTTCTGCTGGGCAGTTGCCGCTGCTTCGATGGCGGCCTGGGCTTCGGTAACATCCACAGCTAGGAAATCATCGACGTAGTAGGCGTTGTTTCCCGCTGCGATCCAAGGAGCGAATCGAATGTTCGTGATATCGGCCGTGGTTGGCTTGAAAGTCAGCGTGACTTTCGTGAACTGGGAGGTGCTGATCGAGCTGGGCTCGATACGGCCAACGGTATGCGAGGCGGTTCCGCCGGCAGCAGTCTTCACCTGGAGCACGAAACCCACGCCAAGATTCGGCACTTCGGTGCCGCTGCGTTTGACCCAGTACTCGGCATAGTAAGTTCGCCCGGGGGACGACGGTACCCACTCGGAAGTGGGCCAGATGTTGCCGCCCGGGTTGGGGCCAATCCTCAGAGCCTTCGCGCCTGAACGGGAGTTTCCAGATTCTACAGCCGAGGATGCATCTGTCCGCCAGCCATCCGAACCGGCTTCGAAGTCACCATTGCGGACCAGGTTCTGGCCGCGCGCGATGATCTGATTGATTTGAGTTGTCGCGGTTGACAGGGCCGTGTCCGCGGCGGTCTGCGCCGTCGCGGCAGCAGCCTTGGCTTCAGCGCTCACCTGCTCCGCGCCAGCCACACGGATGAACGCCGTGTCCATTCGCTCATTGAGCTGAGCTCCAGTTTCAGCCAGCCCCGCTTCGGCGACGGCGATCCGCTGGTTCATTGCGGGGAATTCGACGTCACGGAGATTGTCCATGCTGGATTCCAGCCCTGGCAGAACGTTGTCCTTCAGGTCGCCGATAACGCCTTCATTCGCCACGAGCCGAGTTTTGTGGTCTTCCAGTTCATTTGCTGCCTGGTCGAGCTTCTCGCCAATCTTCCCGGTTTCTGTAATCAGACCGCCAGTTACTTCATCGAATCGGATCAATTCGTCTTGGATGTCTACCGGCGATGGGAAGTCTGGGACATCGATCGTGACAGTTTCCGAAAGTGGTGACCACTTTCCGGCTTTCGACACGGCGACGAGACCGAAGGTCCACTCCCCCGGGTCGATCAGCACTACCGCCGCATCTCCAAGTTCACCGGTAATCGTCGCCAGCTGAGTCGCATTGCTCGGGGCGAAGACACTTACCCGGGATGCATGGAGCGAAACATGGGAGAAGTCCATCGGGGACAGGACGTTGTCTGCGAACTTACCCGACCAGCGAGCTTCAACACTGCCTAGGCCGGCGGTGACTGCTGGGGCGGCTGGTTCAGGCGGTACCGGACCGCCCACGGTGTTGGTCGTGTGGGTGCCATCGTGCTGCTCGCCGATGATCTGAACCAGGTTGCCGTCCTTGTCGTACTCCTCGATCCGGCCTGCCTCAATCGAAGAGGTGCCCAGCTGCGGCTTAGCAAGAGCGGTCGCCATGCGCCTTGTTTCAGCAATCTCGTTGATCAGCCAACGGGCATCATTGTCTAGACGGGTCAATTGCTACTCACTTTCAAACTCATGCGCCCCGTAGGGCAATCAATGTCGATGCTCATCACGCGAACCCACTGATCGATCTGCGCCCATCCTGCGTCGCCGGTGAGGTACAGCCAATCCCCGGCGTCGAAAGATCCGTAAGGGCACATGGGATGATCGAGCAGCTCAAGGTCCTCAAAGGTCCAATCTGACGTACGGGCAGCAAGCTCAATCCTCGCCTGGGCTGTAGCCTGTGAAGTCTTGGACAGCTCCTTGCGTTCCACGACTGCGACACGGCGCAACCTGCCCGTGTTGTTCGTTGCGGTGGCTCGCACAGTCGCCCGACCTTCGCCGGCACCAAGAACGACAACTTCAGAGGCGAAGTCGGCTTCATCCAGCGGCGGAGGGGCCGTGACGTTGACGCCTATCTCAAGTCGCAGATCCTCTCGCTTCACTCCAATATCGGGGTACCCGAGTATCAGACGGTGGCTGAGCGCATCATCGCCGTCCCACACAGTTTCTTCCCTGTAGTCGAAAGGAGTCTGTGTGGCCAGGTCTGTCAGCACTGAACCGAGATCCGTGGTCTCCCACCAGTTCAGCGTGTACGGGGCCGCTTCCTGCTCTGATAGATCAGAGACTCTAGACTTCGCCTCGTTGTACGCTTCCTTGGTCGCCCTCGCGTTGGCCTTGGCTACGGCCAGAATGGGCTTTCGATCCTCCCATTCGAAATAGAACTCGATCGCCGCGTCGAACTGCGCCGTCGAGACTTCCACCCACTGGCGGCCATCCCACTTGTGCAACGCGGTGATACCTTCGCTGTTGCCCTTGAACCACAAGTTCTTTTTCGAACGCTTATCTCCCGAAGGGGCTGAAGCTTGCTTGATCAATAGACCGCCAGCCGCCATTCCTGCAGCTTGGAAAGTGCTATCAGCGAAGTACTGCAGCGCTTCCGCTTCAGCCACAGCTTGGTCCGCCAGGGCATCCATCCGGGCTTTCTTGCTGGCCATAACCTCTTTGGCCTTGGTTAGTACGGCCCCCTCCGGTTTACCCAGATAGATCCCGGACTTAGTGGCATCCACCACCACTCCCAGATCCCCGTTGGCTTTGCTCTGGATACGGGCCCAGATCAACCTGACCACGTCCAACGCATCGACTCTCGTGGACGAGTACTCCGAATCAACCCAAGGCATCCCCATTGGATATGAAGTGAAACCGCCCGCCTGAACTTTCAGCCAATCACCCTCGGTATTCAGCCCGTCCACAATCGCGAATATCGGATCCCGGCCCTCCTGCTCGGCTACGATCGCTGAGCCCCATTCCGAAAGCCCTGGCTTCCCCGTGGGAGTCTTCAGCATGCGATACCCCAGGGGAAGCTCCCCGGAGATCCCCTGGGGAGCTGAGAGCGCGTCAGAGACCTTAGCCTTCTGCAACTGCAGGTCACGGTCCACCCACTCTCCATCCGGGACAGTGAGCAGGTGGAATCGCCAATCAGACATGGGAGTCAGTCCCTTCTATGAAGTCGCTCAGGTCGTGGACGGGTCTGCAGCTTCGAGGAACCGAACCTGCAGACTCATGCCGGAAACACCATCGAGCGAGATGGAATTAGTGACGCCGCCAAGCCGCTGCGCTTTAGGGACGAAAAGCTGCTCCGTCCCCCGGTATGCGGCAGGAATATAGACATCGTCAACAACGGTCCAATGCGCACGCGACACATTGTTTGCGGCCGGCGTATCGAACTGGAACTTCTGCGTTGATCGCTCACGTTGGGATGACGCTTGATAAGGCCCGTATTCCACCCAGGCCTGCCCGAATGCGTTGCCGGCCGCGTATCGGACTGATAGCCATTCACAGCGGATCTGAGCACGTGTTGCCCACGTGGGGATGTCGATGCTTTGCGGTCCGCCATTGTTCGGGAAGTACTCGCCCACACTGGTCGGGCTCGCGGTGAGCACTTCAGTATCCGGGGTTGCCATTGCCCTCGGCCGCCACACGTCTTGAGTCCTCGGAATCGCGACATCACGCAGATCGGTGATCATGCCGTTGGTGATCGTCCCCGTCGAAGCCGGGATCGTAATCTTCGCCAGGAGGACCGCCGGATAGGTGAGTCCCAGCTGGCTGATGTTCTTCAAATTCGAAGGCACACTTGCGATGCGTTCCAACCTGGCGTAGTTGAATCCCACAGGATCAGGCGGCGCTGCTCCCTCATACTGAGGATCCAGTACCCGAGCGATGATCGCATCGGTCCGGGAGCCAGTGGAACCCGTGGCAGGAATAGTGATCGATGTGGACGAAGGATTGCGCAGCACATAAGTCTGTTGAGTTCCTCCGGCATAGCGATTGAGAATCAGGGCGGCTCCCGGGCGGACTGAGACTGTTCCGTTCGGAGTTGTCTGAGCCTTCACGGCGAGCGAGGTCGGCTCCACAATGCCTTCGGCGCCCGATGTGGCTGCATAGGCCAGCAAGCGAGCTACTTCGGGGCTGTGCTGGGCACCTCCGCCGACAAACCACGGAGTCAGGTCTAAAGCCATGATGGCCTCCTTATCTAAATTGAGTAGTAGGCATTCCGCCAGCGAAGTTCCACCTGAGCGGTGCCTGTCGGATCTGTTCCGCCGAAAGTCAGGTCAGAAACGCCCGTGGGCAGGACCGCTGAGGAAAGACGTGTCTTCCTGGTCAGCAGCCCTGCCACAGGGCTCGCCCCTCGCAAGACGGTTCCAGCAAACGAATCGACAGTGATCGACTGCCCAGCGGGAATCGAGCCCTTGAGCGCGATCTCCCACCCTGCCGCAGCCCTGACGAACGGATTACTGATTGGACCCTTGAAGACGACCTTCAAAGGCGTCGCTGCGGTTCCGCGATTGTCTACGTAGCCCGCGCGCGGAGCCGAAGACCGAACAGTGGAAAGCGGCGCTTCCAACGGCGCCATCAGACCACCTGTCGAAGCCGGAACAATCGGCAGAGTCAAGACCGTCTCCGACTCGTCGAAATTCCGGAGATCCAGCACTCGGAAGTCGCATTCGATCCGGCCACGTCCCTGAACGGCCAGCACATCACCTCGCATGCCGGCATATTTATCCGGTCGCCCATAGACGCGGCGCCATCGGCCATCGATCTCGTACGACAGCGGGACCATCTTCATCGGACTCGTCCGGTGCTTCGGATCATGCCATCGCCGTGAAAGCCGCTCATCCTCGGCGAGCGCTGAGGTGAGGTCTTTGCAGTTGGTGGAGATGCTGAGGGCCCATGTTCGTGAGCCGAGGAAGTCTCGACCGGGGATGGTTCCGTCTCGTTGGGATTGGTCGGTGTCTGCGGTGCGGATGTCGGCCGGGCCGGGGTCGAAGTCGGTGACGAACAGTGGTAGTTTGTCTCCGAATTCGACCCCGTCGAAGCGGAATCTCATTGGCGTTTTCCTCCTCGGCCGTTGACTCGATGCGCGAAGCGCAGTTCGCGGGTCAGATCGGAAACGGTTGCTCCTTGTGGGAGTTGGATGTTTCCGATGTAGGTTCCTGGCTGGTTGCCGGTGCCTGGTGTTGCGCGTGTTGCCTCAATGGATTTGAGGATGGCGTCAACGTAGGACGAGCGGTTTCCGCTGATGGCGGCTAGCTGTGCCTGCAGGCTGGTGTTGGAAAGGATTTTCTCGGTCATGCTCGCGGTGCTGATTCGAGCTGTGGACGAGAAGTTCACCAGTTCGGGTCCTTCTTCTCCGACGAGTGAAAGGCCTCGTGCGAGGCCTCCCTTGGCGAATGCCTGGATTGGCTTGACCTGTCCGCCGGCGGCGTAGCTTCCGTGCTTCTGGTGGAATGTCCACGCGTTCATGGGGTTGCCGTATCGCTGCTTGATGTAGTTCAGGCCCCATTTGGCCTGTCCTTCGGCAGTGGATTCGACGGGACCATGGAGCGAGGTCATCTTCTGGAAGAGGCCACGTGCTGAGCTGCTGGAGTTCGCGGCATCGACTTTCCAGCTGGATTCCTTTTGGATGATGGACTGCAACGCATCCCATTGATCCCCGGATCCCCAGCCGTATTGTCCAGCCACGCCTTGGACTGCTTCCTTTGCCTTGGACTTTCCTCCGGTGAAGAAGCCCTTCACGTTGGACCAGGAGTCCTTGGCGAAGTCTCCGACGGTGGCTAGCTTTGACCAGGCCCAGTCCTTCAGGTCGGTGAAGATCTTCGAGCCGAAACCGACGGCAGCGTCCAGGAATTTTCCGCCGTCTGGGAACTTCTCGGAGAACCAGCCCTTGATCTTCCCGCCAACGTCGAGCAGCGACTGGATGGGATTCCATCCGCCGCCGCCTGCGCCTTCGGGCAGTGCAGCGCCGCCGAGGAACGGTGCCGGGTCTACTGGCTTGCCACCGGTCCACGTTTCGAAGTGAAGGTGTGGACCGGTGCTTCTGCCCGTGTTTCCGGAGAACGCGATCTTCTGGCCTTGCTTGACCATGTCGCCTACCTTGACGAGCAGGCGGGACAGGTGGCCGTAGTAGGTATTCCTTCCGCCCTCGTGGCCCAGGAAAGCACCGATGCCGGTACGGCCTGTGATGGCGTTCCATCCGGCTTTCAGGATGGTGCCGTCCATGGCTGCGTAGATCGGTGTCCCTACCGGGGTGGCGAAGTCCTGGCCAGCGTGTGGATAGCGACCGCGACTGGCCCCGAAGCCAGAAGACACGCGTCCCCCACGCAGAGGCCGGACCAGGCCGCCATTGGCGTACCCGAGCGCCTTGTCGCCAAACTGGTTGAGCGAGTCAAGGAAGCCTGGTGCCCGGCGCTCAATGCGGCGGCGGGAGGACTTCTTGACCACGAACTCGTCAGCGTGGACGATTCCGGCTTCCTGGTACTTGTGGCCTGGTCCAGTCCAGCCGCCATCAGCAAATCCGGCAGGCAGCTTGACGTGCTCCAGCGTTCCGATCTTGATGAATCCTGCGACCTTATTGAAGGAGTCGATCAAGCCCTTGTTGATCACGGTTTCAACCATGAACTTCACTGGAGCTTTCGCAATCCCCTCAAGGGTGTTCCAGATCTTCTTGATCCCATCAATTCCACGCTGGAAGGCAGGCTTCACATTCGTTTGAATGAAGCTTCCCAGCGCCTGGAAAATCGGCTTGATGTTGTTGTTCCAAACATCCCGGATCTTCCCCGAAACTGAATTCCAGGTGTCGATGGTCCATTTCTTGATCTTGGACCAATTGGCGATCACGATCGCGGCGATACCGACAACGGCTGCGATAGCCCACCCGATCGGCCCCATGGCTATCAGCCAGGCAGCAGCCATGCGGCCGGCTTGCAGCAGCGACTGGGTGCCCATGAGCACCCATTTAGCCACTACCTTGGCTGATTGAATGCCCATCGCGACCGCTGCCTTGCCTGCAGGAACGATCACGCCGACTGACCAAGAGAGAGCCATCTTCAATGCCTGGATCATGGACCGCGTTGCCATCAGCACCCAGCCGGCAATAATCTTGCCCGCCTGCACGCTGAAGCTCGCGGCACCCGCGACCGCCTGCCTGATGACAGTGCCCGTCCAAACGGCGGCCGTCTTGATCCCCGAGGCAACCGCAGCGGCGGACATCGCTACCCAAGAGCCAATGATCCGCGCTGACTGGATAGCGAATGTCGCAGCGCCGACAACAGCATTTCGGATGATCGTCCCTGTCCACACAGCGGCCGTCTTGATTCCAGAGCCAACCGCCGCAGCGGACATCGCGGCCCAAGAACCGATCATCTTGTACGACTGGGCAACGAAAATCGCAGCTGTCTTTATCGCTTCGGCCTTCACAACCAGGAAAGCAGCAACGTTCTTAGCGCCGGCAATAGTTGCCTGGACGCCCCAGCGAACCAGCATCGGGACCATCAGCGCACCAATGACGCCGGCTCCGATAGTCACCGCCGTGCTGTTGTCCTGGATCCACCCCGTAGCGCCCTGCAAAATCGGACCAAGAGTCTGGCCGATAGAATCTGCAGTAGAGCCTACCCATCCAGTGAACGATTCCAGCGCGGGGATTGCCGTGGTATTCACAAAGACGAATGCCTTGGTGAGCATCGGCAAAAACGCAGTTCCGATAGTAGTTTTCAGATCCGCCCAGCTGGTCAAAGCCACCTGGCGCTGATGCTCGAAAGTTCCCTCTTCACGCATGAAGTTACCCTGGGCATCCGCGGACTGCGCATAGAGCGCCGACTGGACAGCCAATGCCTTCGACTCTGCATCCATCTGCGGAACCTTGCCAGCAGTAGCTTTCTCGTAAGCATTCTCAGCAGAGGTCAACGCCAGCTGGGCGCGCTTCGCCTCGTCCGAATCCTTGCCGTGCTTCTTGATAACCTCGTTATATTTGCTCTGAGCCAAGGTCATCTTGGTTGCAGCAGTTTCCACCTTCTCGGAATCCACCACTGGCTTGATGATGTTCTTCGACAGCGCCTCGGCTTCCAGCGCCGCGGCACTCAACGTAATGCCATAGCGCTCGATGGGATCCATCTCGCCCTTCAAGGCAGACGAGATCGCTTCGATCGCTTCCTTAGTGGTGCCACCGAACATGGACGCCATATCCGCGCCCATAGCAATCAGGCCATTGGACTTGTCAGCAATCGCATCCATGGGCGTACCCATGTTCTTCAGCTGGGACCCCAGAAGCGTGCCGAACTCCCGGTACTCATTCGAGGACAGACCCACGGTCTCAGAGGCCGTCTTGGCCCACTCGTGCATCTGCTGGGCGTTCTCCTTGAACACCGTGTCAATGGCACCGATCGACTGTTCCGCCTGGCCAGCGAGATCAACGGACTGCTTGCCGAACTGGAACGCTTCAGAGACAGAGAAGCCTACGGCGAGCGCGCCGGCGGCGGCCTTGAAGGCGCTGGAGTATCCGCTGCCTGCTCGGCGTCCACCGGTTTCTGCTTGCTTGGTTGCCGCGTCGGTGGCGCTCTTCACGCCCTTCTGTACGAAGCCCTTGACGCGCTGTCCGACGCCGCGCCATCCGTTGGCGTACTTCTTTGACGCGTTGGAGGAAGCGTTGGCTGCTTCTTTTGTTGCGCGTTCGGACTCTTCGGTGGCTTTCTGCAGGGTCTCGTGAGCTGCCGTCGAGGTCTTCATTGCCCCGACGTAGTTCTTCTGCGCGGTCTCCGCGGCGTAAGTGGTCTGCTGGACCCGGCGTTGTGCCGATGCCACGCGCTCTTCAGCTGCTGCTAGCTGGTCGGGGGTTGTCTTGGATGAGGCGCGGACCTGGTTGAGTTTCTCTTCGGCCACGCGGAGCTTGCCGGCGGCGTCGGCGGCAGCGTCGCGGGCTTTTACTGATTTCTCGGCAGCAGTCTGGACGGTCTTTCCTGCGGTCTCGGCTGCACGCTTCAATGCCGGGAGTTCGGAGTTGATCCCTGCTTGTGCGCCCTGTGTCATTGCGCGGCCGAAGGCGTTACCTGCGGTACGTCCTTCGGCCGGCATGACAGAATTCATCTCTTTGCGGACGTAAGTCTGGAAAGAGATGAAGCGCGGGGTCACTGTAACGAATGCGTTACCAGCGTTAAATGCCAAGACACCCTCCTTTGAAGGTCGTGTTTTCTAGGGAGGGCGCTGTTACCCAGCGGCCACATGCTCGGCTGCATGCGGCGTGAACCAGTTGATGAGCATCTGGCCAGCTTCTCGGGCCATTTGCTCTCGGATGTCTCCCACAGCCGTGTGCGGACGTGCGTAAGGCTTGCCCCGGTATTTTGGTGAGCTTTTGCCTTTGTCCGTGGGAATCGAAGACAGAACCGCTTGGGCGACATCGCCCAGGCGGTCGTGGATAGCGGAGAGTGCAACGAGTTTGGCGTCGTACTCTTCCAATGGCGGAGCGTATTCCCCGCCAGTGTCCTGCTCTACCAGAATCCTGGCGATCTCTGGGTCATTCAGGATCGCTGCCTGGAACCGTGACGCAGACGGCAGTCCGTCGATCAAGCGGAGCAGGTACGTCCATCGACGTTCGCCCCACAGCCTGTCCAGGTCTGCGTTGTAGACCTGGGCCAGGTCTGCTGTGACTGCGTCACGGTACTTGGCTAGGATCCCGTAGAGCCGGTGCCTTTTTCCTGGGGCCCGAAGATTGCTTCGTAGTGGGCCATGATGCGTCGGCCAAGCTCGTTGATCTGGTAGAGGTTCAGCTTGGCGTCCATCAGCTTCTTGAAGTCCTCTTCGGATAGCCACTTCTTGACCATTTCCTGGGTGCTGGCCTTGATCAGGTCGTTCAGGAATTCTTCGGCTTTTGTCCATTCCATTTCGCCTGGGTCAGGGAAGGTGATGCGCTTTCCTCCGGTGAGCGCTTGGCGGAACGGGCCAGCGTGGGCGGCAGCGTCGAGGTCTGCCATCGTTGCGTTGATCTTAGGTGCATCAGTCATTGGATGTACCCTCACTTTCTGGGTGTGTGTTTGGCTGAGTGGCGCTTGCTGTTCCGGCTACTTGCCGGCGGATTTGTTGGCAGGAGCGTCCTGCGACGCCGCCTTCTCGGCAGCAGCAGTCTTCCCTGCTGGTTCGGGCTTCACCGTGAATCCCTGGGCCTTGAGACGGACAATCTCGGTTGGATTGTCAGTGGGGATCTGAGTCTTCTTATCGGGACTGATGAGAATTGCCATGGTGGCTCCTCCTCTTTCCATGTTGTTTTCCGGGTGTGTGAGGTAATCCGTGGCGGCCAGCGGCATTGTCTTCCTACACACCCAGTGAGAAAGGAAATACGCCGATGTAGCCCAGCCGCCACGAAAACTAACCAGGTGCGGTTATGCGCTGGTGATTTCCCAGCCGAGAGCTTCAGCGTTGTTCTTGAAGCCCAACCCGCCCTTCTGCTCGGCTTTGATGTAGCCGAGAGCGGAATCCGTATAAGCCTTCAATCCGATTTCGAACGCCCGGGCATCGGACTTGGACCAAGCCTCGGAAGGGAAGCTGGTCACCGAGACACGGGGGTAGAACTTCGATTCGAACCACGGCTCGGTCGTCGATCCGTCAAAGGTGATCGCTACGCACCGGAAGAACTTGCTCTCCGGGAAATCAGGTACCTCGTACTTGACCAAGCCATTGGCACCGACCTTTGGAAGCACGATTCCTTCAACGAGCGACACGATGCTTGCCCGAACGGTCTCCAAGGCCGTGAAGGTGACGTTCCGGGTATCGCCGCTGATGTCTTCGCGAACAGGAGACAAATGGCCCAAGGCATCTACAGCTTCGGAGTCGGTTTCACGTTCGTGGTTGATACCGTCCGGCGACAGCAGGCCCACCGGCAGGTATGCCTCTGGCAGGGAATTGATGAGCAGGCCCGTAGTGTCGGTCAAATCACCGGGCACTTCAGAACCTTCTGGTGCCAGGAACAGCGCGGCACCGAGCGTCTTGCGGACGCCCTTGATGTTTTCGTTGGCGCTTTGGAAAGCGCCCCAAGTCTGAGCGGTCATTGTTGAGCCGTCTCCTTCCGCCCGTTGTAAGGGCATAGAAAAAGGCCCACCCAGCTAGGGAAGGCCTGCGTTGATAGTTTGATACGAGCTAGATCGGTCGGGTTTCGGCCCGGTATATGGCTACGAACTTGCAGATTTCCGGTGAGGGGAAATCCTCCTTCGTGGGCACCATCTCGACGGTGACGCTGTCAATGACTCCGTCTGCTGTTTCCAATGGCCCCTTGGTCAGGCTCGCTCTGACCGCTTCGGCAAGATCCTTTGCTGATGTCCGCCCAGTGGCGTACACGTCAGCCAGGATCTTGTCAGTGCGGAAGATGCTCTGCTCGTTGCCGCCGCCGTCTTGGATGTGCACCACTTCGCTGCCATCCAAGTCTTCCGGGTTCAACTTCAGCGTGGCGTTGAACCCGTCGGCTGCCAGCGCGTTCTTAACGCACTTCACAGCGTCCGGGAATACATATGGGGACACATCTACCCGCTTTCTACGATGGAGGAGATCCTGCTCAGGATCCGATGCTTCCGCTCCACAGCTGACGCATACGGAACGGTGTTGACGATGCGAGCTGCTGCCCGTTCTTCGTTCTTCCAACCGGCGATGTTCGTCGTCGGTTCAACGGCAAACCCCGCACGGTACTCGCCCGACTTCACTGGGCTGATAGCTCGAATACCAGAGACAGCAGCAGTTGCTATGCCGACCATGGCGGCCTGCATTTCCGGCGAGCGCCCGACTTCTGCGAGTCCTGCAGGGTCTGGTTCGTAGAGTTCAGCCATTCGACTCGGCTCCCTTCAGCGGTACTTCGACACCGAGTGGCGTGACTCGCGGCCGCCCGTCAACGAAGTATGTTCCTGCCCCCATGGCGTTGTCAGGGACTACGATCTTGTCTGTTGATTGAAACTCGAATTCTGGATCCGGGTCTCGAAACAGTGACAGCTTCGTAGTGACGACATCGGAGGCTTGATCATCCTTCGTTGACGAGCTGGTGGAGATCAGGCAGTTCTCAACTGAGAGCACCTGCCCAGGTTGCGGGTCTCCGTTGTCATCTAGGCCGCCGGCGCGTGTGACGACGACTTTGCATCGCCAGTCATCGGGAAATCCGTCAAGTACGATCATCGACGCTCCTTGCTGAACCTGCTAGTAGGTGTCTTTCCACTGGGGGAAAATCCGGTTGAGCCCGTAGGGTTTCGGGGACTCGATCTTTGGCAGCGCGGCTTTCTCTGCGCTTCCTTCGATGATTTCGATCATCCATTTTTCGAAGTGCAGCCGGTCTTCGTTCCGGCGTTCCTCCACCGTGAAGGAACGCGTCATGTTGCCAGCCTGAACCGACAGCGATTTCTTGCCTTCGTTTTCAAGCCCCGGGAGTATTCCGATGACCAGGGCGATGACGATGTCTTTCACGTCATCGGCGGTCGGGTCACCGGCGCTGATCCGTGCGTCAATGTCTTTCCACTGACGCCGGATCTTGCGTGATGCAGCACCTATCCAGTAGGACGCCCGTGAAGTTTCCACTGGGCTGAGCGGGCGCCATGCTTCCTCAATGTCTTTCGGCTCTGCAAAGTCGGCCATGGTCACCCGCTCTCCTATTTCGCTCCGCTGGCCTTAGTGCCTGGGGCCTTTGCCGGTGGCGTCTTCAGCTGAGCCAGTTCGCTTTCGGCATCCGCGGCCTTAGCTTCGGCATCGCTAGCCTTAGCTTCTGCTGCCTTCGCCTTGGCTTCGGCAGCTTCAACTTCCTTCACAGCCTTGTCGAGCTGCTCCTGCAGACGTTCAGCCTCAGTGGTTTCTGGCGCCGGCTCCTCGGTGCCTTCTACTAACTCAATGAGCTTTCGTGCCAGGAGGTGCTTGATCTGCCCCTCGTGCACGCCCTGCGGGATGATGCTTCCCTCTGGGACGATGCGAGCAACGCGGTTGCCATCAGGCGATCCAATGGAAACCTTCACGACTCGTGCTTTGGCCTTGTAGATAGCCATGGGTTATACCCCCGTTCCGGTGACGTAGATTCCAGCCAGCGGGTTAGTTACCACTGGCACATGCGGGTTGCGGGCCTGCAGGCGCGTCTTGTCCGACTTTTCACGGAAGGACGCGATCTCCACGCCAGTGTCACTGCCGACCGGACGGTACTCCGGGGAAGGGATCTTCTCACGTGCGATACCTCCGAGTACCCGGCGGTCCACGAACAGCGGATCGCTGATCTCTCCGCCGTCGGCAGCCACCCACGTGATGCCCCCAATGGTCGGGAAAGCACCGGTCTTGGCGGTGTCGTCGTTGTCCGGGAGGATGTCGAGCAGCTCCGGAACGATTTCGGCGTGCTGGACGCCGTCCAGGACCACGGTGTCGATGTCGTAGCCCAGCTTCAGGGCACGCACCGTCGCCTTGGCCACCATCGCGTCCTTGAGGATCTGCTTGCCGTTGGTCCAGGCACCGCCGGCGACGGTTTGAGTCACCGAAGAAGTGATCACGCCCAGGGCAGTGTCATTGGCGCTGAACACCAGTTCGGTCTGCAGGTACATCAACGCATCGTCGATAGGCTGGCGCAGCAGGCGTCCAACCTCTTCGTCGGTGATTTCAGTGGCAATGCCGTCCTTCAGCGCGGTGTACATCTCGTACTGCTCGGGAGACATCAGGGTCAGCTTGTAATCTGCACCCGGTGCTACGGTCTCGGCACGGCGATTGGTACGGAAGTTCTCCTTCGTCGGCACCATGATGCCGCCGCCCTGTACTTCGTAGCGGCCCTGCAGCAGGAAGTTTCCGATGAACTGCTGTGCCTTCAAGATCTCGTCCAGGCGACGAGCGAGCAGGGTAGGCGACTTGATGAAAGCGATCAGGTCAGCCGCGCTGGCTTTCGCCACCTGGCTCGGAGTGTATGGGTAAGTCATCATTTTAGGTTGAGTCCTTTCTTAGCGCTGGAGCACCTGAATGAGGCCGCCGTCGGCAGCTGCAGTCAGGGCCAGACCGATGACGGTTCCGGTAGTTGCGGTACGAACGGCGCCGGCACCGGCGGCTTCCACTTCGGCGCCAAGAGCTACAGCGCCAGAGGTTTTCAGCTCGTGGATGACCTTGCCGACTTCGACGGTGACCTTGTCGCCGATCTCCGCGTCATGGCCGGCAATGCCAACGTAGGTAGTACTGCCAGCGGCTGCAGGAGCCACAGAGCGGTCAGCAGCTCCTACCTGGACAGGGTGGCCTCCGGTGACGGGGGCAGTCACGTCGAAGGTAATGGTGTCACCTGGACGGAAGAGTGGCAGGTACTGGGTAGCCATGGTTAGGCCTCCTTAGAGTAGATGTTCTTGTAGAGCTGGTCCTCGTCCGGGGACTCATCAACTCCACCGGTGTAGCCGTTGGCCTCCACTGGCACGAGTCCTGGAGCCAAGGCCTTGAGGCTTTCCTCAGCGCCCGGATCCTTCTCCAGCAGGTTGAGCCAGTGATCGCGGCGTGCCGGCGGGATACGGCCATCTCGCACAGCGTTCTCAACGGCCTGGGAGCGGTGTTCCGCTTCCTGCTGGTCTCGGGCGTCGCGGCCGGCCTTGGCATCTGCCTTGAGCTGCGAGTACTGGGCTTCGTCCAGCACAACGGTTCCTTCAGCAGCAACGCCGGCCTGATGTTCCTTACCATCGAAGGTGACGATCTTCTCGACATCATCTTCTGCCTGTTCAGCCAGAACCTCATCGAGTGCCGCTAGAGCAGTATCCTCGGTGATTTCCTGGCCTTCATTCTTGATCCCCAGACGCTGGATGACGCCCTGGAGTAGAGAGTCCGACATGTCGGCTCCTTCCTTTGTATTGGGCTGTGTCGGGGAATCCGCATCAGCCAGATCGGTTCGCCACTGACCGGCCACGGCGAGCGCTTCGGTCAAGTGGTCTTGGATGTCGCGCCGTGCTGGCGCGCCATTGGTTGGTGTTAGTGCAGGCGGTGCCGGCGCTTCTCTTCGACCGGCGTAGGCGAAGACGCTGAGATCCAGATGGTTCTTGAGGTCTTCAGCCTGCTTTTCGGTGGCTTCGGAACCGACGATGTTGTCCGCAAGGCCTGCGGCCACCGCTTCTTCGGCGGTGTACCAGGTCTCGGCCGTCATGCGTTCCCGCCATTCGTCCTGCGTTCCTCCGGCCCGGTCCGCGTAGACCGAGGCGATGGTGTTGGAGATTCGGTCGAGGAATTCTGCAGCTTCCCGGAAGTCTGTCGGGTTGCCTATCGCAATGGTGAGAGCGTCGTGGATCATGATCTCGGCGCCCTTGCCCATGCTAATGTCGTCGGCTGCCTGGATGATGAAGCTCGCGGCCGAGGCGGCAAGCCCGTCTACTGTCACCGAGATGGTGGCCTTGTGGCGCTTGAGAGCGTTCATGATGGCCAGGGCGTCGTAGACGTCGCCGCCGGGGCTGTTGACCCGGAGGTTGATCTTCGTAGCCGTGATGCGAGACAGGTCCTTGACGAACTGCGACGCTTCAACTCCCCACCAGCCGCCGATGGCGTCGTAGATGAAGACCTCGGCTTCTTCCTCGGTGGTGGCTTCCATGCGGTACCAATTGGCTTTGGCGGAATTATTGGGAGGTTTCAGCAGATTCTTCCGATGTGGTTGCGGCATCTGGATTGTCTCCTTCCTGATTTTCGGCTGCTTCTTTTTCTTTGACGGTGACCGGGACAAGTCCGGTGTGCTTGATTTCCGGCAGGCCTACTTTCGTTGCGGAGTCCACCGCGTCGAATCCAGCTCTGGCGAGCGTGGCCATGGTTTCAGTTCGCGCTCTCATGAGTTCGATTTCTTCATGTTCGACCTTGCCTCCCCCCTCAGCGGCTGCTGGGGTTTGTTGGCGTGCTGTCTCCGCGTCGGCTTCTGGAAGTCCGTAGACCGTCCGGACATGGGTTTCAAGAGCGTCGTCTGGTCTCAGGGCTCCGCATTCAATGAGTGCCTTGATGGCTTCGGCTGTGGCGGGGTGGCGCGATCCGATTTCATCGAAGGTCACCAGGGGTGCTCTTTCGGTGGGCCCGAAGTTCAGATCCACCATGTCTTCCACAATGTGCTGGGAGGCGGTTTCGGCGATGTCCCCGGCGATTGTCTGCAGCGAGAGGGTGAAGAAGTCGGCAAAGGTGCTTCCCAATGCCCAGGAACCGGTTTCGGTGCCAAGGTTCAGGAAGTGCGCTAGGACGGCGCGGGCTATCTGCTCGTCGTAGTAGCGGATGGGTTTCTCTGCGTCTGGCAGCTGGCCAGATACTCCGAGCAGTTCAAGTTTTGCGCCCTTCGGCATGGAAGCGCCTGCGGTCTCACCGGATCTCACGCCTTTGGCAATTTGCAGTCCTGCGTCGATCTCCTGCTGCCTGATCTCCTGGTACTTCTCCGCTGGCAGATTCTCGGGAAGATCTCCGGTGGTGTATGCAGGGAATCCCATGCCGTTGCGGTCTACAGCTTGCAGCTGCACGCGAAGCATGCGGTCCTTGAGCAGCCAGAACTTATATGCTGGCCGAAGCAGCGACTGGCCGAGCCAATTGCCGCCTTCACGATCAAGCACATACGCGACCAGCCGGTCTACGTCCATGGCATTTTTGTTTCCGAGCTGGTCTCCGTGCTGGTAGACGCGCTTCAAGCCGCCATCGCGGTCAACGTCTATTTTCGAGATCGTTCGGGGCGGCCTGTACCCGAGCTTTCGGAGCCTGGCCATGCCCTTCTCATCGATGCGGTACACCTGCTCGAAGTACGCGTGGCCGAAAGGAAGCATCAGCAGGGCAAGGCGAAGGTGCTCTTTCCAGGAGAACCGGTCACGAGACCGCGGCGCAGACGAAACGCTTTCGCCTTTAATCGGCAGCCCCAGATCTTCGGAGACCATCTGGACTACTTCGGGTCGTGCCCCGTTGGGATCAATGCGCCAGATCGTTCGGCGGATCGGCAGGGTGACTGCACGCAGCACTGACATGACCTGCGAATCCTGGCGACGCATCTTGTCGTAGATCTCTATGTTGTTAGGCCATTGAAGTTCCTGAGTATCCTCTTCAGTGCTGTAGCCGTAGAAGTTCGATGTTTGGTACCCGGTCTCGCTTGTAGATGCGCTCAAGGCTCCTCCTTTCTCAGAATCCGATTGAACTTATGTCAGACGTGAATGCCTGGCCAGCAGTTGTGCCGATTGAACGGTTCCCATACGAAGTATCTAGATCAGTCGATTTCACGGCGGCAGGCGGAGGGGGCGGCGGCAATTCGCGGTCATCCCGTCGAGTGAGCAACCAGAGAGCGGCAACGGTGGCCATCAGCGGCGCAGTATCCGCCGGCGAGGCCTTGTCGTCCGGGATCGTGGCTCCGCCGCTAAAGGTCTTCAAGACTGCCGTGGTGGCTGCCAGATCCAGAGGAGGCTGTTTGTGGTGCCGAAGCTTCTTCTCGGTGACGAAATCCATGTAACGCGCCCAGCCGTTGGTCAAGTCCGTGCCCTGCCAAGGAACCACAGGAACGTCGAACGGCAGCTCAGGATCGTCCTTGGCTTCGGCAAGATCTTCCATCAACGCCGAAACCTGAGCGCCCTTGGATTGCCCTGTAACGCCCTTGATCGAGTCGCGGCGCTTGGAGCTCATCAGGTAACCAAAAGTCCATTCAGTGCCATGCCTGGCCGCCACCAGCTCAACTTGCGCCCGTCCATCCGCTCTGTACCCTGCACGGGCCATGTAGACGTACTCGCGGTCGCTGGACTGGGCCAGGCCGACTGTCACGTCGGAAACGATCTTGTCTTCCTCGGCAATGCGAGTTGTTCCGTCCGGGCCGACCTCGGGCTTGTTCTGCCCTTCCTCCCACACGCCAGGTGGGAACGGACCTTCCAGAACGCCGTCCGACCACTGGCACAGGCACTCGGTCCTGTACACCCATTCCGGATCCGTCTTGCAGGCAGCGACGAGCGTGCGCTCCGTGAAGCCCGGGTTCCAACCAACCGAAGGGTTAGCTTGAGCCCATCCATCACGGTCCCACTTTGAACAACCGGGAGGTGCCGACCACTCGAATAAGCCGAGAGTGTCAGGCTCCTGCTCCCATTCGTCGTCCTCGTCGTACCCCTCATCATCAGGGTCATCGTTCTTGCCCATTCCAAGATCGATCACATCCGGAAGCAGGTCTTCTCCGGACTGGCAGATGCCGTCCGGGTCCCCCGCCCCCTCATGCCCCATCTGCCGCAAGTACCGCAGGACCACGCTAGTTACATCGCCCGCGTTGGACAGCGCCAAAACTAGCGCTTCAACTTGGGCCATCGTAGTCTTGGTGATTGCTCCCCAGGCATCCCAATTCTGATGTTCGCGAAGCTCATCGAGCAGGATCAGGTTGCCGGTAAAACCACGGCCAGCTTTTCGGTTGGCAGCCTTGACCTTGTACCTGGTCTTACTGCGCTTCTTCGCCTGCCGAAAGTCCTCGACATCGCGGATGATCTCCAACGCCTTCTTGCCGTTGACCTTGACGACTTTGTCGATCAGCGGTGAAAGCTCCTCGGACTCCTCCACCATGTCCACGGCGCCCTGCCAGACTTCCTCCGCTGTTTCCAAGTCCTGGGCCGTACCCAGCACCAGGGGCCAGCCCCAGACGCAAATGATCCAGATAGCAAGCACCTGGGAGAGAGTGGACTTGCCGTTCTGGCGGGCAATCAAGACAATCACGGTACGGAAGCGCAGCTGGCCATCTTCAAGCAGCTCCAGCATGTGCACCAGCAGCCACTTCTGCCACGGATACAGCGTGATCTTCAGAACCTCTTCGGCGAAGTCGATCACGTCATAGCCAAGTGTCCACTGCTCTGTCTCCGGCGAGCGCGGTTCCAGGGGTCGCAATGGCGGGGTGAAGACGCGTGGCTTTTCCTTGCCGTACAGCTTGGGCCGTTTTTTCTTAGCCTGTCCGGCGGCGGTTTGCCCTCTCCTGGAGGCTTGAGACGTTGCTGCCACTACCGCCTCCCTTGTCCTGCTTCGGCGACTCTGGCGCGACGGCAGCGCTTAGCGATGCTGGCGTGATCTGCAGTTCGGCGCAGGCCTTGATGTACTGAGGCATGATCTTGATGACCGCCTCGTTGAGCGCTTGCATCGAGTCGCGTTGCGCTTCATCGATCACCCATGCCTGGGTCCTGGTTGCTGCGATGAGGCCGGCGTACTTCTTGCCGGCATCGCCCTTCAAATGCGGTGCATTCGCGATTGCGGCGGCGGTAGCATCTGCCATGTAGCCGCGCTTCCTGGTGGGTTTCACCAGTGGAGCGAATCGGTCTCCCCAGGCGCGGATCTGCTCGGCTAGTTTGCGTTCTACTTCTAGTGCGGGGTGTGGCTGGACTTTGCCGCGAGCGTCGCGGACCACCATGCCTTCCTCTTCGATGCGTTCCTGAGCCTGCCGCATCCTTGCCACCAGGTAGCAGAACGCTTCAAGTGCCTGGCGGTCTACGGTGCCCGCTACATCGTTACTGGCCACAATTTCATCCCAGACAGCTTTGACGTTGTCGGGAAGCCGGTCGGGCGGGTTTAGACGTGGGTCGCGTTCTTCAGCTCGGTCCACCATTCCACCTCCTTGGCAGTCAGCTCGTGGGCTTCAATATCGCTGTAGCCAAGCACGTTGAGTGCCTTGAATGAGCCAGCTCGCAGAGAGTCCATGCTGACCGCTGAGATGTTTCCATCGTCTGCCGCTTCGGAGTCTGCCCGCTCGATGTATTCGGGGCGAAGTTTCGCGACAAGATCTGAGAGCGTCCGGCGGGATTTGCGCCAGTCGATCATGGTCGCGATGTCCGGCACGGACATGTGCGGGTAGTCGGCGAGAACGTCACGAACGGCCGGCTCGAATTCCTCGGTGGCACTCGGCCGCCAGTAGTCCATTCGCGCGTCTTCGGCAAGCGCTCGGCGGACAGCGTTGCGGGATACCTCGTGGTCTCGGGCAATCTCCCTGATGGCATGACCGCTGCCGTGTAGTTGGATGATCTTGGGGCGGTCTTTCATGAGATTGCCGCTCTATATGCCGTAGCGGCGCGGCGTTGCTTCCCGTTCTACCTTGTACCAGACCGGGATAGTCAAGAATCCGATTCGAGAGCCGCTGAGGATCCGCTTACCGTCCTCCGTATGCGGGCAGTAGTCCGCTCGGACACGGAGAGCGCGGCCGTCGTAGACCAGGGGCTGTCGGGCAATCCAGTGCGGGTCAATACCATTGGCTTCCAAGAACCGGCACACCGCATCACGATCGATCACCTCGGGGTCAATAACACGCATTCGCATCCCTTTCTGCATTGACGGGTTCACTTTCACCGCCATAACGCCTTGTCAGACTGAAAATCAGTTCAAAATTTTCCGGGGGGAGAGGAAACTGCACGGCGCTAGTGTCCGGGCCGGGGAGGTGCTGGATTTTTTTGGGCCTCGCCTCGGACAGGGTCACCAGTCGTCGGTGATTCCGAGCCCGGTTTGGATCTTTGCACCGGCTGACTTGTTGCAGTCGAGATGCGCCGGTGCCCAGTTCAGCGGGTCCCACGTGAGCTGAGGGAAATGCTTGCGTGGCTTGATGTGCTGCACACTGCATGACTGCCGATGCGGATAAGCCAACGAGTAGTCGATGCCCTGGTCACAGATGACACATGGTGTTTGGTTCCGTCGACCCTTTGCTTTGACCTGCTTCAGCGCTTCGGCTGCAGCTCGTCCGCTCCATGGCTTCACTGGCGCTTGATTGATGTTCATCTCGTGCACCTCCAGTGTCCTGGGCATGACGAAGCCCGACTGCTTTGGGGAACAGTCGGGCTTCGCTGGAGTCAGTGATTCCACTTCATCATTAATTTAATCATGCTAAGTCAAGGAATTAGATTCCCGCATGATTCCGCGGTCTAGCGCCTCTCGGTCTACGTGCTGCCATGGACTTGGCCCATGAGTCCCACGGGATCATGTGCGACCTGTCGGTGGTGCACACCACGGTCTTGGCCTTCCCTGCCTGGTCCCACATGGTGGCCAGATCTCCCCCGCACATGGCTAGGGTGCCGTCCGCTAGACGAGTAGGGGCCTTGCATTGATCGGGCACGGGCAGCTCTACCGTAGGGGCGTCAGCTACCGTCACCCGGGCTATCTCCTCGGCGGCCTCGGCTGCACACCAATAGGCCTGCAGCACCTGGCCGGCATCCGGTATCGCTACCACCCTCAGCATCTGCCACCGATACAGCCATTCTGCGATCGAGGGCGTTGACTGGTCATCGGGCAATCGCACGTCGGGATACTCGTCCACAAGCAACGCAACGATCTTCCACACCTGGCGGCTGGCCGTGATCACCGCATCAACTACATCGACGCGGATCGGCAACGGCGCAGATACCGCTGTCCCCTGTCTGCCTCCCGATCCTTGCCCTGGGAGCAATGCCTCCTGTGCAGCATCCCACCGCTCAGCAACCAGCCTCAGATCCGAACGCATCCGATCCTCGCACTCATGGCAAACCTTTGAACCAACAGCAGCGACAGGTGATGAACCCAATCCCCAACCCTTAGCATGCACCACGCACACACCCGCTTCATGGGCTTGTTGCGAGAAGCAGCCCCAGCACAAGCAATCTGGGCTATCAACATGATCCGGCATTACAGATCCCCCTCCACATACTTTCGTTCAACTGAGTCCTGGCACTTCCTGCACGGCAACTGCAACCCGTGGATCTCACACGAGCTATTCGGCTCGTCCACCTGCTGCCCCTTGACCCCGTAGTACCTCGACCCGAACCTTCCACCCGCAATGACTTCTGGCGCTTCCCCCGCATCATGAGAGACAACACCAGTACTTTCAGGAGTTCGGTGTTCAGACGTTGCGTTATTCAGACCAGGATTCTTCTTCCCCCGTCTGCGTCTGGAACGTGGTCTTCGGGGCTTAGATGAACCGATGGGAGAGCTGGGCTGACCCTGGGCTGACCCTGAGCCAGACCCTGGCCCTTCCATACCCTGCCCTGCCCTGCCAGCCCGTGCACGCGTATGCGCGCGCCCGTAGATAGCTTTTTGCTCTGCGACCATCGATGGTGGGCTTACCTGACCATCGATGGTCGCTAATTTGGTCATTGCCGCCGGAATATCAGGGTTTTCCTCAGCTGCCCAGGCTGGCATGTCGGCCTCGTCGCCTTCGAACACATCTGCTTCTACAGCCGGTTCCGAAGCGACGTTCTGCGAACCCGAAGGTGCGATCGTCAAGCTCGACGGAGATGATGCTGGAGCTGATGCCGTGGAGAGACTGAGACCGAATCGAACGGCTGGATCCTGCTGCACCGGCTCGACAGCCGGTGATTCCGCTTCGGTCTCCGGAGCGACGTTCTGCGAACCCGAAGGTGCGATCGTCAAGCTCGACGGAGCCGAAGCGGTTTCACGGACTGGAGCTGGGCGCAAGGTCTTGCCGGCCTGCTCAGGAGTGCGTCTACCCTTTTCCCGATTGCACTGGGCACAGGAAAGGACGATATTCCTAACCCCGACAGCCAACGTCGGGTCAACATGATCCATTTCAGGGCGCTTATCGCCCTTGCTGGTCTTCTTGAAGACCATATCGCCGCAATAGCGGCATCTTCCCCTGGAACACTTCGAGTCTTCGGCGTCGCGTGCCCACACCGCAGCCTTGATCTGCGGATCGTTGAGCTCTTTGCGCTTGGCTCTCGCCAGACGCACTTCAACGCCTTTGTCATACCCGAACTGGAACCAGTCGTGGAAAAGATAATACCCTTCCTTGACCTTCCGGCACTGCTCACAGGAATGCCCGGCCGTATGCCACAGCCCCACCTCAACCAACCGCGCGGCCAAGAGATCAACTGCATCGCTATTGAGCAGAATCTTCATCAGCTGCACGTGGGAGACGAGGCCATCGGTCAACGCGGCCTGGGTGACGCTTCCTGCCATAGTCCAGAGCCCTAACGCTGCCATGCCCACCAGATCGTCCTGCAGCGCCGCTTCGGCGAGCGCTGAGGCTTTCGGGTTGACGTGGAGTTGGTCATCAACTTGGAAGAATGGCAATTCTTTTCCCTCCTTTCAAAATGGATCAAATCTGAGTTATTCGGAACTGGGCAGGCCGGTGGCGACCTGGCAGAAATGAGGACCCTCATCACGCTGTTGTCTCGATCCTGATCACTTGCTCGGGGTCGCTGCGGTGCTTGATCTGAACACCGTTCCAGGTGAGTTCCACGACGGTGGCGTGGAGTTGGTGGGTGAGGTAGGTGATGCGGCCGTAGAGTCGTGGCTCGTTCGGGATGTTGATGCAGGCGTGCAGTCCCAAGTGCTCTAAGTTGTTGAGGCGGCCGGTTTGGATCTCGTCCATATCCCAAAGTGGATCGAGGCGTGGAACTGGCCCATCGTTCTTGGGACGCTTCGACTTCGCTGACTCGGTCACGCGCCCACCTCCGGGCGGTGTAAGACACGTAGCCGTCGGGCGACCTGAGCGATCTCTTCTGATGTCCACCACGGGCGGCCATTTTGCGTACCTGTGGTGAGTGCTGCCCAATCCTGGTTGAGGGCTTTGCAGAGTACAACGGGCGCGTCGCCGCGGTCATCGTAGAGGTCTGCGATGACGCTTCCGACCGGCAGTGCTTCGAGTTCTTCGACACTGTTCACTACTGGCTGGGCTACTGCGAGGTAAGCGGACGCGGCAGCGCGGGCATATTCCGTGAAGATTTGCTGTCCCGCTTCGTCCATCAGATCCCAGCGTGAGTAATCTCCACAGTCTTCGAATAGCAGGGCTTTTGCTCCGGCTTCGAGCGCGTCCGGGTTTAGCAGGGTGTTATTCATTGGACTTCTCCGCTTCCTGTGCTCGTTCTGTTATTTCTTCCTCGTGCCGTCCTGCGTCGTAGCATTCCTTGTCTTGGCAATACTTTTTACGAGGATCGAAGCGTGTTCGACCTCCGAACATGGCCTGAGCCATAGCGATTCCACTTGTGACATAGGGCTCTGGATCATGGCTCTTATCGCACGGGTTCAGCGGGGGCTGGTTAGGCATCGTCCGCCTCCGGGCGGTCGGCTTTGATTGTGGCGAGCAATGGCGCGCTATACGGGCTAACGGGCTTCTTGAATGGCGCACCATCATCCGTTGCGTTACACGCCCTGATGCCAGCACTCAAACCCTCTTCGAACGCTGCGTTTGCCAGCGCAAGGCCTGCCCGTGTCATCACAAGCTCTTCCACGCTGTTCACTACCGGCTGGGCGGCTGGCGCGGACGCTTGGGCGTTCTCAATCAGGCGAAGCACCGTATTCCGGGCCAACGGAGTACCGCTCTCCACGATCGCTCGGAAGTTTTGAAGATCCGCAACGGTAAACAGCGCTTCCGGACCATCATTGAGTGCCAGGTGCTGCTCGATGTGACAGTTCTTGTGGACGGTGAAGTGCGGGATGAACGGCATAGGGGCAGCCGTTGGGAGTGCAGGCAGGGCGTCGGCGAAGCGTTCGAGCGCATCAGATCCACGAAGTACGGTGGGAGGCAAAGCTGCTCGGTAAGCGGACAAGGCGGCCCTGGCATCGCATTCGTAGCGCTCCCGCTGTGTAGCGTCCAGGTCCTCCCACTCGTCAAGGTCGAACTGGTCATCGCGAACGTCAAAGATCGCCTTCGCGGCCGCTTCGAGCGCGGCTGGGTCGATGATTTCAGATTTCATGTCTTCTCCTGTTCTGGTGGGGTGTTACCGCAGATTCGGTCCAGCTAGGACAAAATCGGACTTCAACGGCTGGGAGGCAGCCATCCTGGAAACTTCCGAAGCCGGCCCGGAGATGGCCCTTGCCACCATCTCCATGACGCCGCTTATGTCTTCGGCGATATAGAGGAAAGTCCGGAACGGATTCACCTGGATACGCATGCTTCGGATCTCGCTTTTGGCCAGAAGCATGGCTTCCCGGCAGTTCTTTTCGTACAGGGCTGCCAAGCGTGGCTGTCCCGTCCGATGGCAGTATGCGGCGTGCTGGGCCATGTCGATGGCGCGGGCAATGTTCCGGCTGCTCATTTCCTGCCCCGGTTCCAGAGTTCTTCCACTTCGGCATGCTCGACCAGGAAGTCTGCGAGCCGCCACAGGCCAATTAGGGCTAGAGCGGCGAGGACCAGCGGCCAGGCCCAGCAGAACATCACGGCTCGTGCCGAGTACTTGAGAATGCGACGCCCTACCTCAGGAGTGTCGGACAGGACACCCACCTTCGCGAATCCACAGACAATCAGCCCACCGATGAAAACGCAGAGCACTCCGCACATATACACGTTGAACAAGGCTTCCAAAGCTGGCCAAGTCATGGTTTCACCTCTGGTGTTTCCGGGCCGGTGACCGCAACCTTGGACGATGGCCACAGTAAGAATGTTCCGGCGCTGGTCTCGATCCGCACGATCTTGTACGACTTGAGTTGGTGATCCCCTGCCACTTGCACGGTCATCAAGCGATGCTCGACGGCCTGCAGCGTGCCGAAGTTGCCGATGGACTTCCCAAAGTCTGTTCCGTTGAGACGTCGGGCTTCAATCATGGTGGTCATGGCGACACCTCAGAGGCTGTGTAGATGTTGGGCATGATCGAGAGGATAGGGATTCGCCAGCCCAGAGTCACCATGTTGTAAGTGCGCCCCGGATGCATCTGCCCGTAGGAATCGGCGGAGTTGAAGCGGCCACGAATCCAGTCATCCCTAACGGCCAGGGTGCCGCACTGCTCGGTATAGACCCGGTATTCGTGGCCTTCCTCGCCCTGGGCCACTGATTCCTTGCCCGTGACAGTGCAAGTCTTGGACTCTTCGTGGAAGCTGGCCATAGCACTCACGCCCACGCCGACGACAATCAAGAGAACGACTGTCGCGAATCCCAGAACTCCTACGAAAAGCGGCTGGCCATGGTGCCTCATGCCTGCACCATGTAGGCCGCGAACCGGGGCAGCCCGTCGCCTCGTTCTCCGCGGACTAGGGTGGCTTCTTCCATCGGATCTTCTGCGTTCGGCCCTGGTGTCCAGGCCCAGTCCGTGCGGTACGAAATGCTGAACTCCACGAGCTCATCGGCGCCTTGCAGGGTCTCGATGGTCTCTCCGGTCATCTGTTCAACGTATGTGCGGACCGCGTCGTCGGCGCTGTGGGCATCCGTCGTCCCCGTGACGATGAAAAGGTCTGTGTCTTCGCCGAGTGCAATGACGATGATGTTTTCGCTGGTCATGACTGCTTCCTGCTTCTCTTGGTGGTGATGTGCTCGACGATTTTGTCCGGACGGTGGCCGAACCACTGTTCCGCTTCTCCGGTAGTGGTATCGATGACCTGGACGAAGGGCATGGTCGCGCCGACGCCCATTTGCTCCGCGATATCCCGCAGCTGCTCGATCTTCTCGACCTGGTCATCAGCTACGTGGATGGTTTGGTGAGGGACTTGGCGCAGGTTGAGGGCGTTCTTGGTTTTGACGCACTCCCCACACGCATCCTTGGTGTGGACGGTAACTTCAAGAGCCACTGCGTTCCCCTTTCTTCAAGTCGCTTCGCAGCCCCTGGACTTCGTGGGCGACCGCCAGCAGGGCATTGATGACCCCGCCCAAGAGTTGCCCAATGGTTGCGGTATCCGGCGTAACCTCCCACATGTTCGCTTTCGCCATGTTCTGGTTGGCCGATTCCGCGTAGGGATTCTTCTGTGCATTTTTCACTGGAATATTCCTTTACAAAGGTTTTCGTTTGTTTTTTGGAAAACAATGATTCTCATATTGCTTTCAGGTCGGCCGGCAGCACGCGCGTCCAGGTCTCCCTGCGCTGCACATGCCGGAGCTGGCTTGCCTTATCCATGTCGACGCGGTCAACAGCAATCCAGCCGGCGAAGTACCCCCCGCAGTACACGCACAACCCCGAGGACTCCGGCCCAACTGCCGAGAAAATCAGCGGCTGCTCGTAGGCCTTCTGCGCTTGGGTGAACGCGGCTAGACGTCGGGAGTCCACCTTTACCGGAGGCAACTTCGCCTCTGCCCGTGCTGCTGACGTGCTGATCGTTGCCCACAAGCCGGTGAGGTCCCGTTGCTGGACCGGCTCAGTGACCTTCAGCTCGTCACCTCCAAAGAGTTGTCCAATACGCCTGAATGACATCGTGGCCACTGGAACATCACGCCGAGTTCCTGGTTCTCGCTCCGACTTGAACGACACTGACACTTCGAGCTCTGCATCCGACTCGTCTTTGCCGAGTTTGAACATGCTCAGGACTGCAGCACACGACTCCGGAGTCATGGAGAACTGGCCCAGCTCAAAATACGGATTCCGCTCTCTATCGAAAGGAATACGAGCAATGGCCGAGGTAAGCCCATCTGAGGCTGTGCAAAGAATCTCGGCGGTATCGGTCAAAGTCACGACCACGCACCGCTGCTGAAGGTTCTTCTTATCCGATGCGACATGTGGCTTCGTAGCCACGAGGGCTGCTCGGAATAGTCCAAGCGAGACCACGAAAGACAAGGTGTTCATGTCTTTTTCCTCTTCCGTCTAGTTTTCGGCTTGATTCCAGCGGCCGCCTGCCTGCGCTTGTGCAGCCACTTTCTTTCGGCGGGAGTTTTCCCTCCGAAGATCCCGTCGGTCAGTTCTTTCTTGTCCAGCGCGTATTCCAGGCATTCCTCCCGGACCGGGCAGGAACTGCAGACCAGCACCGCGGCGTCAGTCTGCGATCCTGGCTTGCCCGGCGGCGGGAAAAAGATGTCCTTCTTCTTCAGCTGTTCGTAGTAGTCCTTGCAGGCGGCCTTCTCGCGCCAGTCCACTACGTCCGAATGCGTTGAGGGCTGGTGCTTCACGGTGCTGGCGGAACCACGAGTTACTGGCACGGTTTCTCCGGCGCCTTGCGCGGCTCCTGCAGGCGGAGCCGTCCGAGTTTTGACCAACGCAACTCCCTTACGCGCTTCTGGGCATCAGCAATGACCTTTTCGCGATCTTCACCGCTGAATGCGATCAAGAGGCCGTGGGCGTCGCGTGCTGGCACACCTGGCGCTTCCCAGATCTTCGCTCCCCAGACCAGCTCCCCGGCCGCGAGTCCCGGGCTGGCACGTACTGAGCTTCGAGGCCATTGCAGGCTGTCAGGATCCTTCCAATCGAATCCCTGGTACATGCGTTCGCGATCGACCACCCGTGGGGCCGGCGACGTCGAAGGATGCTGCGCCATGGCCAGAAATCGCAGATGCGGTCCATGACTGCGCAAGGTTGATGCTCCGCCGTTCGCTGGAGCATCCGAAACTTGGGTGAACGGCATCAGGCCACCTCCCCAGATTCGCCAGTGGCAGCGCACCCAGGGCAGATCTGTTCGCCTGTGGGCTCGAAGGGTTCAGTCCCGCACGATCGGCAAGCCTCACCCACTGCCTGCACGATGTCCAATTCCCTTGACCGTTCGGGGATGGCAGCAGCGCAGTACTGCATGGCGTCGATCTCGGCAGCATCGAGCACATAGCCGAGAACGTTGACGATCAGGCCATAGAACCGGAAGTTGTCCCTTATCCACAACGACGCATAATGCGAGCCGCTATGCTCGGCCGAGGTACGGAGGAAGCCCCGGAGGTTATCGAGCTCAGCAGGTGAGCCGCACAGCAACTCGTCCAGAGCGACAAGGTTCGCCAGCGGAAGCCGCATCAAGTTTTTCTTGACCTGGCCAATCCATTTCGCCCGGGCCAGTTCGTATTCTTCGTCGTCCATCGACTCTCCGTCGACGGATGGTAAGGCGGTGATCATGGCGATCATTTCTTCGCTTTCACCGTCGCTGCACCAGCGTTCAACGCGCTTGAGGAGCAGCGTCTTTACGTCTGCTTCCGAAACAGCTTTGCGGTCCTGGATGCGACGGATGATGCTTTTCGTCCGGACCCCTGCGATTTGAGCCAGCCCAGAGTTCAACCGCTGCTTTTCTTCCTGCTCCGCGATCTCCTCCGCGGTCGGTTCCGGCTCTTGTTGGCCGGCTGATTCCTTCTCCTGGAACCACTGCGGCGTTGATGCCTGGTACGCGAAAACGTACTTGTGACCTGCCTCGTGGTGCTCAGCCAGAGACATCTCCTCAGTGATCTGTTCCCACTGGGTCTTGGCCCACGGAGCATGCGGTGGTGCTTCTACAGCGCCCAGCTCGGCAAGTTCTTCCTTGATCCTGTCCTTGGTCAGGCGTGCTTCAGTCGCAACGATATGCTTCTCGACCTCGTCATCATCAGCGCCGGCTGGAAGGTCCTTGATGGCCCTGTCGTACAGTTCCGGGTCTCCGGACTGGTCGGCCAGCTCATAGAGACGCTTCACGGTATCCAAGGTGGCTGCGCCCTTGGTGAAGTCTTCTGAGAGCTTGTCGTTGCGCTGCGCCATTCGGCCACGCAGATTCACTTCAGTGCGGCTCATGCCGTGCTTCTTGCCGATGGTCGTAATGTCCTGGCCGAGATCCAAAGCCATTTGGATACCCTTGGAAATTTCCGACTCGCGTAAAGGGTTCTTGGTTCGGCCCGTGCTGAGCATCGCGTCCAGGTCAGCTACCTTGTTGCGGTCCGAGCTGGGCCATACCATGCATGGAATGTCCGTCTCTCCGGCTTTCAACGAAGCCAGGTACCGGTGGTTCTCCTCTCGGATCAGGTAATCGCCCTCGATGTCAGGATGCGGGTACACCGTGATGGGTTCGATCAGGCCGACAGATTTGATCTGCTTGGCCAAGAATTCCACTTTCTCCGCGTCGTACCCCTCGCGGATATTGTTCTCGTTCTCATGTACCGAAGTGATTGAGAGGATCTGCAACGTGCCTCTGAATTTGGACAACTAAATACACCCCAAAGTGTTGATGAAGTAGGAATCATTGGGCTGCCTTTAACGGCGGCAGCCTGCCGGGTTAGGCAGCTCGAAGAGCTTTATGCGCTTGGAGCTCGACCTGCACCCAGTCAACGACGGCGCCAATGCAAACGCCCGCGAAAAGAATCATGATCAAGGCCCACAAACCATTGGGCAGCGGGAAGGCGAAATACAACGCCACGACCAGGACCGCGATAATCGGCAACCAGATCCGCCACATTCGCAGTGAGCCTTCCCGGTAAATCTGTTCGGCTGCCATCACAGCCCTCCTTCAAACAGCGACTCTGCTTGGACTGGCTGCTGCGAAGCCGGAACAACAACGAAGTAGTGAGTGTTCACGCCTTCCACGGTCAAGGTTCCTCGGCCCTCAGGATTGTCCGGATGCAGATTCTCCTTGGATACAGTGATCCGGTGGCCCCGATACTGCTGGAACTGGGCCCAGTCCTGGACAGACTTGCTCGCCTCGCGCGCCATATCGGTCTTCGGCTTATCGAGCCAAGAAATATTGCGAACTTCAGACGGCCTCGCGTGGCCAAACGGAATGATCCTGACCTGACCGAGCATCCGAGTCAT